TTCATCTTGGGACATTCTTAAAATTGATTTTAATTCAAATAATTCTGATTCACTTAATTGTGAATATTCTTTTGCGAATGTGTCAGCCGCAACCCCAAACATAGACTCCAATGGGATGTTAATTGACTCAGTTAATGTTGATTCTTCTTTTGCGTCAGACATCAACTTCCACATTTGTTTTCTTGATTCAACCAATTTAGTAAAATCATCAGCCGTTTTGGCAAATACCATATTATCTAATAACTCATATTGGTTTTCAACATTTTCACCCAATGTTTCAACCCAAGCATCAAATTGTTCAAATTCACGTTTGTTATTGTTAATTGTTGATTTAATGAAATCAACAGAAAGTCCCAAAAATTCTTTTGCAACCTCTTCGTTTAATCCTTTAGTTTTCATTAAGGAACCATATTCAACATATAGTTCACCAACAAATTTGTGGTCCTTAATAAAATCTCTAAATTCTTTTATAATTTGTTTAAAATCTTCGGTTTTGTATGTTTTAACCAAAGCATTTTCAACAATACTTTTTAATAATCCAAAATTTCTCATATCAATAAATATCTTAACTATTTAATAATTCATTTAGTTTGGTTTCAATTTCATTAATTGATGTTCTACCTTTTGATAAATCAATTTCATCTCTACCACTAATTAAATCATCTTCCAAAATTAAATTCAAATCATTCATTCTACTTTCAGGTGTGATTTCACCTCCTGCAGGTGCCTCAGGTGCTTCAGGAGCTTCTGGCGGTGCTCCCATGTCTCCACCACCTCCACCTAATCCACCTAAACTACCCATGTCACCACTTGGTGGTGCTCCCATGTCTCCACCTTCAGCAGGTGGTGCAGCGACCTCACCAGGCTTCTTACCATACAATCTATCAATGTTATCAAAGATGCCTGTATGAATAATAACTTCAGGTGTTTTTTGTAATTCAGCACCAACCGCTTTTTCAATTCTTTGTTGTTGGATGTCCAATTTGATTTCCTCATCAGAAAATCCAAGAATATGTTTTTTAGCCCACGTTGTTGATACCGCTTGGATACCGTTACCAGGGTCGGACACAGCATCTTTATAAAGAAGAATTTTTTCTTTCCAATTCTCAATCTTTAATAAATCAGCTTGAGTTGATGGGTTTGTTAATCCTAATGTAAAGTTTGTTAATTCATCTTCAAAACCTAAAATAAACAAGTGAATAATTGCTATCTTATTTAATTCTTGAATCATAGATTTTTGAATTCTATTGATGGTCCTTGCAAAACGAATATCTTGTAATGCCAAGTTTTTACCATCTCCAACAACTTCTTCAAAACCTAAGAAAGCCTTTGGTACACGAAGTGCTGTTAATAATTTCTTTTGAATGTATTCAATATCGGCAATTTCAGAAAGGTTCTGAGCTCCCGCTAATGTTTCAATTGGACTTGTTTGAGCTGGGTCACGCACAGGAATGAAATAATCTTGGTCAACCGCCATTTGGTTCATTCTTAAGTCAACGTTTCCTGTTTTAGAATCAACAACTTGGTCTCTTTTGAATTTGTTTGCAATTCTTTGGATATATGGTTCAACATCCTTATCATCCATGTTACCAACATAAACTTTAAATACACGTCTTTCAGGTGCTCTTGATGTTCTATACACCAACATAGCATCTTCTGATAACAATAATTGTTTCCAAGTACGTCTTGCCTTTTCCAACATTGATGTACCATAAGGAAGTTTTCTATCATCACCCAACAAACGGAAGTGAGCCACTTCCCAAGTGTTCATTTCCATATCTTTTACTTTCCATACGAATTTCAAAGATTTTGCGTCCTCAGTTGTATTATGTGATGGTTTAATTTTCATACCACGTTCCAAACGTTCAATTTCAATGTTTGGAAGTTGTTGACAACCCATAATACCTTTTTCTGAATCTAATTTTAGGTAAACAAAGTTATCACCATACTTACATGTGTTTCTTGTCCACATTGGTAAGTTGGTGCTAATGTCTAATCTGTTATTAAATAAGTCTGTTAATACCCCCTTAATTCTATTTGATTCTGAATAAATTTGTAAAATATGTCCGTCTTCATTTGTTGTTGTAGATTCCTCAGCATAAATGTCAAGTGCCGCTGAAATCTCAGGTGTGTATTCCATACTCTCGTAATCGTAGTATGAACCCAATCTTGTTGGTTCGTAATAAATTGCTTGAGAATATAAATTATTTTCTACTTTACCCCACTGTTGACCAAGATACATTGTTTGTTGAGCTTGGAGTTTTTCCTTCTCAAATTCCGACTTATCTGTGGTTTTTAATAATTCCTTCTTATCAAATTTATAAACTGGAGGCTGTTGACCCAAAGTTGAGTCGGGACCAAAGACTTTGGTAAGTCGTTGCCATATGGTGAAATTGTCTGCCATCCTTCTAAATATAGTATCTTTTTTTTATGAATAAACTTTATCTTCTACCGAATAACCATAAATACTGTTCATAATCCTTTTTTGTTGGGTTTGATGAAAAAGCATCGTTATATCCTGTTGGTGATAATACCGGCATTCCGGGATTAAATTTTGTAATTTCTCTATTTGTGCTATCATCAGCAACGGTCCAAGAACTTAACATTGCTTTTGTTTGTTCATTAACCTTTTCAAGTTGGTTATATGCATTTTGTCCCACATATAAAGCCATTGATACCGACATAATCAAATCATCATGGTGTCCTTTCATGTGGTCAGGTCGTCCGTTCATATAGACATACGTGTTCATCTCACCAAGTAATCTAGCGGAATACAATTTAAATCCATGTCTTAACGCTTCCTCAAACGCAGCAATAATTTGAACCCTTTTACCATTAAAGTTTATGCCTGGTATTTTTTCATTTGACTTAACAGTTGACTCCCAAATATTACCATAATTGATTCCATCAACATATAAGTTTTTATAACCCATTTCTTGTAATTTTCTTGATGTTGAAACTCCCATACCACCCGTAATATCAATTACAATAAACGCATCGTAGTAATTTCCCCACTTATATGCAATTTCCGCAGCAACATCAGGAGGTAATTTTCCAACATATTCCGCAACCTGTTCCCTTTCATCAAAATCAATAACTTGGAATGATGTAAAATCTTCAGAATCACCTCTTGATACATCCATACCCATAATATATCTATGTCCAATAACAGGTTCTTTCCAAATCCATAACTGATTTTGAACCATCTTTGATTCTGGCTGACGAACCATTTGGGTTCTAATCTTATCGGTTAATTCGGCGTCAAATACGTTATCACCTGAACCCAAAAAGTTACATTCTAATTCCTGAGAAATTTTTCTCTTATCAAATTTTAACTTTTTAGCCATTGTTTCAAACCAACTTGAACATACTTTGTAACCATCATCCATTAACTTTTTAAATTCAACAAAATCTCTTTGACTTGTTGGTATTCCATCAAAACTTATAATTTCGGGATTCGGATATTCTTCACGATTTAAAAAATAATGTATTAAATCTTTTACTTTAATAAAATATAAATCTTTTGTGTATCTTGGGTCTCTCCACCAAAACATTTCCGTTACTTTAAAATTGTTCATTCCTTTAATCGCCTGTTCGTAGATACTGTAATAAATTGCATCATATCCGTTAGGGGTTGAAATAACAATAACTTTACCACCTGTAGATAACGACGCCATACAAGCCGCCCAAAAATCATCATTGGCTTCAATGTAAGCCGCCTCGTCAAATATCAATACGGTAGGGGTATAACCACGAAGTGCGTCAGGTGAAGTTGCAACCGCTTTAACCTCACACCCATTTGATAATTTAAAGTGTCTTTGTGAATTCTTTTCAGTTGAAAATGTTACACCCATCCAATTAGGCCACTGTTCTGTGAACCCTCTAATCTTATTAGCAAATTCTACAGCGGTATCTAATTTGTTGGCAATTACAAGAATTTTTTCAGGTTTTTGTTTGTTGGCAAAAACAACTTTTTTAGATGCCCAAGCGGCTGTAACTGTTGATACTCCAGCCTGACGATATTTTAAGGCGATGTTTTCCTCGTAGTTATCGTAATCTTCTACTAATGTTTCTTGGTCGGGAAATAAATCTAATGGAACAAATTTTGACTGCGTATTGTCATACGTTTGTAGATAGGTTCTTAAGGCGTAAGGGGTGTTTTTAACACACTTGGCGTATTCTATAAGGGCTTGTTCTTTTGTGATACTCATCCCTTATAAATACTCCGTTACTTATTTGGCGGAGTATCTATACCTAAATCACTTAAGAAACTCAAGTCAATATCATCATCGTCATCTGAAGATGGATAACCCATGTCATCTTCGTCATCATCTTCATAATTTGAATTACCTAAAATTTCTTCTAAATCTTGTTTGTTCAGTTCATCAATAATTTGGTCAGCAATACGTTCCATTTCTGTATATGCCGTTGCATCACCCTTATTAACTCTTTGTGCTAAAGATGTGAATTTGTTTTTTGGTAATTTAGAAAATTCTCTAAAGATTAAACTTTGAACAATCTTCATGTTATCTTCCAATACTTTTGCTGGGTATGATTCTAACAATTTTTCCCACAAATATGTACCTGTGATAATATCAAATATTTCATTTACTAATGTATCGGCAGTTTGCTTAACCATTTGAGCTTGAATTGGGTCAGTTGGTAAAGACGTTGCTCCTAAAATATCATAATAACCTTTAATTAATTCATGAACCAAAATCGGGAACATAACAGCTTTTGCTCTAACAACAAAATTTCCTGTGTATTCACCTTCTTCATCTTGTTCCATTTCAACTTCTTCAGAACCACCCATGTTTTGTCCTGCTGCTGCCATTTGTTGTACCATTTCAGGTGGTAATAACCAATACAAGTAATCATTCATCGCCATCAAAGCGCCATACTTGTCAGTAATACCAGGTTCCATTTCTTCCAATGAATCTCTGATTAATTCAAACATAAAGTGTCCTTTTTTAGCCGCTCCTTGAATGATTGCGTTCATAAACCTACGTTTTGCAACCATGTAATCAAAGTTTTCAAACGCATCTACAAATTCTTCTAAATTCTCACCAGAATCTTCAAACGCTAATTCAATATCTTCAGATGAAAACTCTTCAGGTTCTGCTTGAAAATTTTCATTTCCTGCTTCACCCATTCCAACCAACTTAGGGTCAAATTGTATAAATTCGGCATATTTTGGGTCAACCAATTCATTTGATACTAAATCTTTAGCCAATTGTTCAAGTTGTTGTCTTCTTGAACTTTCAAATTGACTAACTTCGCCAAACAATCTCATCATCATCATTTGAAGTCCACCCATGTTATTTGGAACATTCATTCCCAAATATCTTTCAAGTTTTGTTACAACATCTCTAAATCTTTTAGATGCTGCAATTTCTTCAAACGATTGTCTATCATCTTCACCTTTTTTAGGGATAAATGGACTATTAGAAAGTGGTGTTTCACCTCTTTCAATTGCACTTTTTAAATCAGGGTTAATTCTAAAACCTGTTGGTTCATCAATTGGCGCTTCAAATATTTTTCTTTTGTTTTTCATTATTTTAAATTATAACCCATTGAGGTGAATGTATTATAGCTCAACCATTTTGGTCCTTTAGCTTTTGGATTTGGTTTTTGTGCCGGTTCAATCTTAAATGGATTTTTCTTACCAGGTGCTTTACTTGGTGTTTTTGTTGGTGTTTTAACAGGTGCCTTTGTAGGTGCAGGTGCTCCAACTCCAGCTTCGGTCATTTCCGCTTTTGGATTTGGTTTTTGTGATGGCTCAATCTTGAATGGATTTTTCTTACCAGGTTGTTTAACCTTTTCACCAGGTTTTACAGTTGGTACCTTTGTAGGTGCCGGTGCTGACTTTGTTGAACTTTCTAACATTTCCATTAATTTGGCCTTAGTGATATGTTCAGGTATATGCCTTTCAATTAACTTTGTCAAGTTTTCTTCTAATTCCTTAACATCTTTCTTCTTTTTTTCTGGCAATTTACTAAAATCAGTGTCATCAGCAAATTCTTTAGCCATTTTACACCATTTTTTCTTTGATTTCTCAGTTCTTGCAGTTCTACATTTCACAAAAAAGAATTTTTGTTGTGATTTTGATTGGAACTTTTCAGTTATTTCACGTTCAT